GGACAGGTTCATTATGATAATGCTGATGCTTTTGGTGTAGCCAATAGAACACAAGGAACGCTAGGGCATAACAGAATACAAGAAGCAATTGAGGCCTCTGGCTTACTTGCACAAGATATGGAATTTGATCCAATAGTAAGAAAATATAGCAAACAAACTCATCCAGCAATGGAATTTAGAGTTAAACTTGATGATCCACCATTTGATGGATATGGCGATGTTATGCTTGATTATAAAGGTGAAAGACTTGTTGGTGAAATAAAAACAATACCAAATGATGCATTTCAATATAAAAAAATAAGTAGAAAACCTAAAATGGCACATCTAATGCAATTATTGATGTATATGAAAGTTTGGAAAATTCCTAAAGGCGTACTAATTTATGAAAATAAAAATAGTCATGAATTACTTACGTTGCCAGTAGTTGTTAATGATCATTATCGTAATTGGATTGATCAGGCATTTGAGTGGATGAAAACAGTTTATAAAGGATGGCAAGATAAAGAATTGCCACAAATACCATACCGCTCAAATTCAAAAATTTGTAAAGTATGTCCTATTCAAAAAGCATGTGCAGAAGCAGGTGCAGGAACTGTAAAAATTAAACCTCTAGAATTATTAAAGGATGAAGAGGATTAATCAATGTGAAGATGTGTCAGAGATGTGACGCTCTATTTAAACCAAAGGTAAGTTATCAAATTTACTGCGGTGAAAGTTGTAGAGATGCTGCCACTAAACAAAAGATAGCAGATAGATACGAAATAACTCGTAGACAAAGAAGAATTGGCAAAAAAAGAAAATGTCTTGGAGGGTGTGGAGAGCAGTTATCTATTTATAACGACTCTGGATTTTGTTCTAATTGCAATGTAAATAAAAAAGAAGTAGATAAAATGCTAAAACAAATAAAAGGATTCATTGATTATGAACAACAATGGTGAACCTAAAACAATTTGTGCAATTGATGCAAGTACGACTAGCCTTGCTTTTGCACTTTTTGATAATAAAAAACTTGTAAAATTTGGAAAAATAAAGTTTGAAGGTAATACAAATTATAAAAAAGTTATGGATGCCTGTGCTAAAACAAAGGCATTTTTTGAATACTCTGGTGGCTTTGAAGCAATTGTAATAGAACATACTATATTTATGAATAGTCCAAAGACTGCTGCTGATCTTGCTTTAGTTCAAGGAGCACTATTAGGGGCAGCAGGATTGACTGGAACAAAACAAATAGGAACAGTAGCACCAATTACTTGGCAAAACTATTTAGGAAATAAAAGATTAACTAAGGAAGAGCAAGTAGAAATTAGATTAAAAAATCCAGAAAAATCAGATTCTTGGTATAAGTCTTATGAAAGACAAATTAGAAAAGAAAGGACAATTAAACTAATTGAAATCAACTATGATAAAACTATTGACGATAATGACGTTGCTGACGCTTGCGGTATCGGTCATTGGGCTATTAATAATTGGGATAAAGCAATAGGATTTGACAAATAATATCATGAGTGCTAAACTGTATACAAGCGAGGCTTGGCTCCGTAAAAGGTTTGTTATGGACAAAAAGTCTCCACAAGAAATTGCGAAGGAATGCGGTACTAGCGTTGAAACTGTTTACGTATACCTTGCAAAATTTGGATTAAGGAAATCAAAAAGATGAAGTTGCAACCAGTATATTCAGATGTTAAAGATTTTAAGTGTGATGATCTTTATCTTCATTCAATAAGTGCACCATCTGGCAGACAAATTTGGCAAACCTGTCACTCCATAGCACAAATGCTTATAAATAAAAACATAGCATATGGTGATTCTGCCCTTGATCCTGTAAGAATTTTTAGTAAATCAGATCCAGCAGAACAACTTAAAGTCAGAATTGACGATAAATTAAGTCGTCTTATGAAGGGTACAGATTATCCTGGTGATAATGATATTGATGACTTAATAGGATATTTAGTTTTATTAAAAATAGCAAAGGAAAAAAATGTCAACTGAGACAGAATTAATTGAACATCTTGATGAAGTAAATAAAGTAGTTACAGAATATCTTAAAGGTCAAGATCCAACAAAAATTTCTAAAGAGTTAGACATTCCTCGTACTCGTGTAGTCTCACTAATTAATGAATGGAAAGTCATGGCTTCTGCTAATGATGCTATTCGTGCTCGTGCTAAGGAGGCTCTTGCTGGTGCTGATACTCATTACAGCAAACTTATTACAAAGGCTTATGAAGTTATTGATGAATCAAGTTTAACTAATAATCTTAGTGCAAAAACTCAAGCAATTAAGTTAGTTATGGACATTGAAAAATCTAGAATTGAAATGTTACAAAAAGCGGGATTATTAGAAAATAAAGAACTTGCAGAAGAAATGGTTGAAATTGAAAGACGACAAGAAGTTCTTGTTGAAATATTAAGAGAAATTGCCTCAACCCATCCAGAAGTTCGTGATTTAATTATGCAACGCCTTTCTCAGATTGCTAAAGAGGGGGAAGTGATTACAATTGTCCACGATGTTCAATGATTTCCTAGAAGTTTTAAAAGAAAATCAATTTGATGAAATTCCAGTAGACGCAAAAACATTTGTTGAGTCTGCTGATTATCTTGGACAACCACCGCTATCTCCAGTTCAATATGAAATTGTAGAGGCAATGAGCCAAATTTATCGTAAAGAAGAGTTGCAAGAAATATTTGGATCTGTTGTTGGCGCTCAATATTTTGATAAATATACCAAAAATGAAATTATTTTACAACTTGGCAAGGGGTCTGGTAAAGACTTTGTATCAACAGTGGCCTGTGCATATATTGTATATAAACTATTATGCCTTAAAGATCCTGCTAGATATTATGGAAAACCAAGCGGGGATGCAATTGATATTATTAACGTAGCCATTAACGCACAACAAGCCAAGAACGTATTCTTTAAAGGCTTTAAAACTAAAATAGAAAAATCACCATGGTTTGCAGGAAAATATAATGCAAAAGTAGATTCAATTGAGTTTGACAAAACAGTGACAGTTTACTCTGGTCACTCAGAAAGAGAATCACATGAAGGTTTAAACTTATTACTTGCCGTACTTGATGAAATTTCTGGTTTTGCATCTGAAGTTGGAACTGGTAATGAACAGGGTAAAACTGCAGAAAACATTTATAAAGCATTTCGTGGTACTGTAGATTCTCGTTTTCCAGATTTAGGTAAAGTTGTTCTTCTTTCATTTCCTCGTTATCAGGGTGACTTTATTTCAAAAAGATATGAAGATGTTATTGCAGAAAAAGAAACTATTGAAAAGAAACATATTTTTATTATGAATGAAGATTTACCACACGATGATCCAAACAATCAGTTTGAAATTAGTTGGGAAGAAGATACAATTATTTCGTACAAAGTTCCTAAAGTTCTAGCACTTAAAAGACCAACATGGGAAGTAAACCCAACAAGAAAAATAAATGATTTTAAGTTAGCATTTTATACAGACCTTGGTGATGCAATGATGCGTTTTGCGTGTATGCCAACCTTTGCATCAGATGCATTTTTTAAACAAAAAGATAAGTTAGAAAAATGTATGACACTAAGAAATCCAATTGACAACTTTAGAAGATTTGATGAATCATTTAAACCAGACTCAGATAAAGTTTATTATATTCATGCTGACCTTGCTCAAAAGCATGATAAGTGTGCCGTTGCAATTGCCCACGTAGACAAATGGGTAAATATTCAAGTTATTAAAGATTATGAACAAGTAGCGCCAATGGTTATTGTAGATGCAGTTGCTTGGTGGGAACCAAAAGCAGAAGGTCCTGTTAATTTATCAGAAGTAAAACAATGGATTATTAATCTACGTAGACAAGGATTTAATATAGGAATGGTTTCTTTTGATCGTTGGCAATCTTTTGATATTCAACAAGAGTTAAAAGCGGTAGGAATAAAAACTGATACTGTTTCTGTTGCTAAAAAACATTATGAAGACTTAGCAATGATGATATATGAAGAAAGAATTGCAATGCCAAAAATACCTTTACTTCTTGAGGAAATGAGTGAGCTTAAGATTATGAAAAATAATCGTGTTGACCATCCACGCAAGAAATCTAAGGACTTAGCGGATGCCGTTTGTGGGGCGGTATTTGGGGCAATCTCGCATACAAGTAGGGACTCTAATCTAGAAATTGAGGTTCACACTTGGAGTTCTGCATCTCGACTTGCACAAAAGCAAGAGGGTATGATAGAATTAGACTCTAAGGAAATTCCTGAAGATGTTCAAGAATACCTTGGAGAATATAAACTAATATAAATACAATGAATTAAACGAGGAGAAAAATGAATTCATTTAAGAAGGTCGCTCTAGGCATGGTTGCAGCCATGACTTTGGGCACAATCGTTGCAACACCTGCAAGTGCCAACACAGTATCAGTCGCAGTAACAACAAAGGCTGTCGCTGCTGACACTGGTTCTGCTGTTGCGCCACTAACAGTAAATGTTCCTTTTGATAATGCTATTAGCGATACCGCTGTAGTAACATCCGAGGTTCTAACACTTACTGCTACTGTTCCATCTGGAACACCAGTAACATTTGCTACAACTGGTAGTGCAACTAAGTTGCTTACCACACTTACACCAGTGCCTACAACAGCATCTGGCGTAACATCTTTAACAGTAACACCAGCAGGAACTGAGGCTGTTGCATATCTATATACAACAAGCACTTCTGCTTCTGCAGTTACAGTTTCTGTACTCGGTGCAAGCACAACTCTTTATGTAAAGGGTATTGCTGGACCAGCATATAATGTTTCACTTTCAGTTCCTGCAACAGGAAATATTGGTGGATCAGTAGTTGCTACAGCACTCGTAACAGATATCTTTGGTAATCCAAAGGCAACTGCTCCAACATTTACAGCAATTAATGCAACCGCTGCTGCTGCAGTACAAGATGCACTTGTAACAAACAAGTACACATCTATTGTTACTCTTCCAGCAACCGGTGGATCATCTGCTGTTGGCGTATCAATTACAGCACCAACTGCTGTTCCAACTCTTGCTACTGCAGTAACATCTGCATCTGCAATTGTTTCAACAGTTGATCTTTCTGCTGCACTTGCTGCTGAGAAGGCTGCTCGTGATGC